ACATCGGGACTGTTTTTTAAATATCCTTTTTTTGATGTTTTCATCGTTCAATATCTTTGTTCATATCATCTACAGCTCTAGTCATAACTTTATCTGTATATGATTTATTTCTGTATGAGTAACTCTCTGAAGTTTCAGGTATATCTTCTTCACCTAAAAGTATTCGATAAATTCTTGATATTAAGTGTTTACACTTAAACGACACTTTGTATAAATTGTATTTGTTTGTCGTTCTATTTCTTGCTTTATAAACTTGTATCCAACCTTCGCTTACAAGTCTTTCCCATCGGTGTTTATCCCATGAGTAAGTGTAAATACCATTAATGTAATCTTTTCTTGAAAATATACCTATACAATCAAAGTATATAAGTAACTCTAGATCTGCCTCTTTTAAATTGTTGCTTTTACAAGCCCATTTTCTGACAAGTCTATAATATTTAAGTACGTTTAGTTCTCTTAGAACTGATGACTCTACTCTCATAAAACAACAACAACGTCTTGCTCTTTTATTACAAATAAGTGTTCACCTTCGTGCTCTATGCCGTAGCCAGCATGTCTGTCATAATAGATGAGATCATCACTACTGACTCCTTCAACATTAGTACCGACAGAGCGTACTTTAGCTTTTGTATATCGTATTTCATCCTGATGTTTATCAGACAAAATTAACCCATTTTTTTTAATCGGGGCCTCTTTTATACGATCAATTATTATATATTTATTGACAGCTTTCATTGTTCTCTAACATTAGATATTACACAATCAGCTGACATTATAGTAGTTGCAACACTACAAGCGTTAATTAAGGCTGTTTTAGTTACTAATACAGGATCAATTATACCCGCTTTTAACATGTCAATACTTTTACCAGTATCTACATCAACACCGTGGTTTTTCTTTTTTACTCTTTTAGCATTAATGTTTGAATTTTTTAGTATGGTATAATAAGGTGATTGTATTGCATGTAACAGTAAATCATCTTGATCACATTTTGATTTTATACTTTCTACAGCATCCATAAAAGCTACACCACCACCAGGAACTATACCTTCTTTTATTGCTGCTTTTACTGCGTATATTGCATCTTCTATACGATCTTTTTTTTCTTTTAACTCTATTTTAGAGTCTGCACCTACTCTTATAATACCTACAGATCCAGATAGCATTGCTTTTCTTTCTTCAAGTTTTTTTAACAAGAAATCATTTTTCTCTTGCTTTGCTTGCTTGTCAATAACAGATATACGATCTTTTATTTCTTTAGTTTGTTCACCTACAGCTATTATTGTTCCAGTGTCATCTGTAACAGCTTTTTCAGCTTGGCCTAGACATGATTCATCTATAAGATCCATATCATCGCCTAACTCTTCACTAATAACTTTTGCACCTGTTAAAATAGCAAGATCTTCTAATATATCGCTACGTGTTAATGTAAAACCTGGAGGATCTACTATGTTCACGTTTATATTACCTTTAACCTTGTTCATTATTAATGCAGATAAAGGTTGTTGCGCTAAGTTGCCAACTATAAGTATTGCTCTTTTGTTTTTAATAGCATATTCTAATACAGCTTGTATTTTACGCACGCTTGTAACCTCTGAGTCTAAAAGTAGTATCAATGGATTTTCTAGTACAGCTTTGTTTTTTTCTTTATCTGTAATTAGGTGAGGGGATTTAAGACCTGATTCTATCTGTACTCCATCTACGATTTCTACGTACGTTTTTTCTGTATCAGACTCTTCCATCAACACAACACCATTTGAACCTACTTCTTTATATGCATCTGCTATTATCTTGCCTAACTCTACATCATTATTAGTAGATATATTAGCAACCTCATTAAGCATATCGTTTTTTACAGGTATTGATACTTTATCTAAGTATTTTATTACTTTTTCTTTTGTATCGTTTATAGATTTTTTTAAATCTCTTACGTTACAGTTTTCACCACAAAAATCATAATATAGCTCTAAAATAGTATATGCTAAAATTGTAGACGTTGTAGTGCCGTCACCTGCTTCTTTTACTGTTTTTTGAGCGGCTTCTTTTATTAAAGTAGCGCCAATATTTTCTATAGCATCCATGAGCACTATACTTTGTGCTACGGTAACACCATCTTTAGTAATTACAGGTCTACCTAATGCGTCTTCATATATAACACATTTACCAGAAGGTCCTAATGTTGAAGATACTGCATCAGTTAATTTTTTAACGCCACTCATTATTTTTTTTTGAGCAGCATCATTAAAGGTAAGATCTTTTACGATCTCACTAGGGTTATTAAATTCCATAAAATTAAATTAATTTGACTTTACTAAGATACTTTATTTTTTAGATCATCTATCTGTTTTTGTTGTTCTTTTACTGTTTCTATTAACAAACCAACAATACCATTATAATCAACAGCTAAGTGTGAAGATGCATCATCTAACTCTTTTATATTAGAAACTAACTCTGGTAATACTTGTTGTACTTCTTGTGCAATAACACCTCCAGATGATTTTCCATTTCTATTCCAGTTAAAACTAACTCCATTGATCATTTTTATTTTTTCAATAGGATCTTCAAAGTTTTTAATATTATTTTTCAATGTTTTATCTGAAGCTATAGTTGTTGAAAAAGCAATAACATCGCCATCAACATGCAAATCACCATCTGCTTCTAACCTCATTTCATTGTTGCTATTTACATACCAGTCAATTTTAGTATTACCGGATGTATCCCACACTGTTTTAGTAGCAGCGCTACCTATTGTACTTATAGTACCTAACTTTGCTTGTGTAACAGCTGCTGCTGCAATTTTATCTGTAGTAACAGCTAAGTTATTAATTTTAGCAGTCTCTACAGCATTGCTTGCTAACTTTGCAGCTATAACAGCATTAGCATTTATTTGGTTTGTACCTACGGCATTATCTGCAATAAGAGCAGTTGTTATAGCATCATCAGCTATGAGTGCAGTTATTATAGCATCATCAGCTATTTTTGCAGAAGTTATAATATCATTAGGTAGTATGTTAGCATCAACTGTTCTATATTCTAAAGCATTTGCCGCTGCATTTACAACTAGCACTTGATGTGCTGATCCAATAGATGCAGGCGTGTCTGTAAGAGCTGTAAATGTTGTAGCACCTACTTGTGATGTATCTATCCATTTTAATCCTTTACTTCCGCTTGATCCTTGATTGTTTGCATCTACAGCAAGTACTTTACCAACAGTACCTGTATTTACACTAGTTATTTGTCCTATGTTTGCTACCGCAAAAGCACTAAATTCTAACCCATTTGTACCGCTATTAACTTTTAGTATATCGCCGGGGTTTGCCGTATATGATGAAGGAGTATCTGATAACGCTAAAAAGTTTGATGCACCAGCTCCAGCGGCTGTCCACGCAAGGTTACCTCCTGATAATGACAACACTTGACCATTACTACCTACAGATGGTGATAATTTTGCTGCTGTAATTGCATTGTTATCAACATTAGAAGTACCTACAGTATTCAATAACGCAAGAGCACCAGAGTCGGTAACATGTGACATACTATGCGTGTGATCTGCTCTTGGTATGTTTGCTGAGTTTCTATCGGTAGTACTAGTACTAACAGTGGTAAAAGCACCTGTTCCAAATGCAAATGTTGGCGCGGTACCACTAAAACCACCGCCTATGTTAAACGTAAGTGTTTCGTTGTTTCTTGTTACAGATGTTAGATAGTAATTACTGGACGAGTTAGCAGCCCAGTTAATCCATCTGCTCCATCTGATACAAGCACATAACCTGATACAGCTGCATTACCTACTTTTAATTTTTCTTCAGTAACATTATCATTTTGTATTTTTAATGTAGTTATTGCGTCTGTTTCTATTTGATTTGTGTCTACAGCATCTAAATTTGATAAATTACCTAATGCTGAAGTATCTATATCGGATATTGATAATCCTGATGCTAATTGTGTTTTTATTGAAGCTACACTTTCAAAAGCAGCGGATCCAAATGTAAAAGTTTGATTAGTTGCACCATTTACAGCAAAAGTTAATACATTGTTATTTCTTGTAATACCATTAAGATAATAATTAGTATCTGTATTATTCGCAGCATTTACCCATGAAAAGCTACCATCGCCGTCAGATGCTAATAATTGACCTGATGTACCGTTATCTGCTACATTTAAATAATAAGCAGTTATATCATTTTGAGCAACTACTTGTGATGTATTAAACGACACATTACTCAGTGCATATTCTGTATGATCATGAAAAGCAGCTGTACCAAGATCTAGTGTTTGATTAGTACCGCCGGTTACAGTAAAAGTAACAATGCCTGTAGTTTGATCCGCTGTGATTGCGCTTAAGTAGTAATTAGTATTAGTTATACCACCAGCGTCTAATGTAATAAAATCGACTAGCGATCCTACGGAATAGTTCCTTGTTACATCAGAGTTTTCTTTATCACTACCAATAAGTATATCTTCTCTTGATAATACAATATCATTTTCGTATGTAGATATTCTAGCCATTAGTTGTTTTTTTAATTTTTAGTAAGCTTTACAATATTTTATATTCGCGTGTATAATTTTCCTAAACAATCCATAGAATCTAAGTCTATAACTTCATCTTGCATATACTCTTGCATTTTATATAATAGTTGTGACTTAACCACATTTTCAAGAGATTTTAATTCTTCTGTTTTCATTTTATTTAATTTAATTTCTGGATGCCTCTAATAATCCTTTTTCGTATTGTAGTTGTTTTTCTATTTCAAGTATTCTATTCTCTAATTTATCTATGATAATTATCTTCTCATCTAACCTGTCATGTACTAAATGTAATTCATCTTTCAATGATGTAAATTCAGAGAAAATACCTCCTGCTGCAAACACTGCTGCTATAAATGATATTACAATTGATAAATTGTTTTTTACAAATGTATCTGCATTTTCCATCTTTAAACCCTTCTACTATTCTTAGTATTGTTCTTTTTTGTACCCTTACCAAAACCTGAGCGATTTCTAGATACAGATACCCAAGACATAGTAGTGTGGTCAAAATCTTTGTTATCTACGTTTTTACCATTCTTCTTCGCCGCTCTGCGGCGTTTTTGATTTGCGGCTTTCATCTTTCTTCTTCTTGGCGTCTTAGCATAAGCAAGATCGCGATCTTTTTTAGCTTTTGCTGCTTTAGGAGATAATTTTTGCTTTATAGGTGATGCCATTAGAATTTTTGTATTTGCGCCAAAGAATTTGTGCTTCTGTTAGTGTAATTTCTTTCTTATCAAGCTTTAGTTTTATTTCATTGTAAACATTAAGACTTTCAGCTGATAGATCTTTTGCAGTCACAAAGTGACAAGTCGCCACGACAATCATGGCAATAATTATATGTTTCATACGTTTGTGTGTTTGAAGCTAATATAGCTTTAGTTAGTGCGTCGATACTTTTACGTATCTCTTTTAATTCGTTTCTAATACCGTTACTCTTGATATTAATAGCGTCTTTTTTCATTGAATTACAGTGTATTAATCCTATTTAGTAATTACACATAAAGATAAGAATTTAAGATGATATGACATATAGCTATTACTAGATAATTACTACTAGGCTTGTGTCACCCTTTTTATATATTAGAAATATAGGGGTTTTGTATTGCAACTATACGAGGCGAAGACCGAGCTAATCTGAGAACTGATTTTTCTGACCCAGCCCCGCTTCGCTTTTCAGTCTCTCTTGTTTATTTTTGGGTTTTACCTAGCCTAGCCCATAACCTATCTGCAAGCTGGCAGGTATGTATAGCAATACGAGGCATTCTATATTTTAATTTGATAATATAACTTTAATTAATATAAATATATATAACATGAAAAATTCAAAAAAGAGTACAATCAAAGTTCAACAAGTAAAAAGGTTTGTGTTGTCACAAAAGAATATCAAAGATAAAGATCTTGTCCTTGAGTTCACGACAGCTGAAGGTGTAACACACCAATACAATCCAAGCAAAGTATTCGAACAACTAAAAGATCGCTTCGAAGCAATGCCATGCTGGACTAAGTACAAAAGCTACACTAACAGCAAGAACTTACCCAAGTTCGTTAGAGAATTAGAAGCTATTGTATAACCAACTGACCTAAGCAAGTCATTAAACTGCTTTATTTTTATCATGGTTGATATCTTACTACAAATGATCCTTTACATATCGATAATACTATTCATAAACAGCTTTTCATAAAGGTTGTTTGTGTATAGCAAATACGAGGCACTTCGCTAAAAGAATTTGATAATACTTATAATTAATAATTAATCTATAAATAAATATATTATGAGTAAAATTAAAAAAGTATCTAGTCAAGTAAAAGTACAAAAGGTTAAAAGGTTTGTACTAAGTAAAAAGAATGTTCAAGAAACTGATCTTGTACTCGAGTTTACAACAAAAGAAGGTAAAGTATTAAAGTATTCACCTTCGAAAGTATACAGTCAACTCAAAGACAAGTTCGAAGCAATGAACTGCTGGCACAAGTACGGTAATTATACTAATA